CCAACGACGCACTAAATTTGGCGGTTGAAGTTGCGATTCGCAATGGGGCAACATTGTATGGTGCATGGCAAGCAAAAGCTGCCAAAAAGAACCTTCCTATTATCGATGGTGACAATGAAGATGTGGACGAGATTTTCCGTGGCAATTGGGTCGTTAACGCAGCCTCTCTTACTGCTCCGAAAATCTACGATAATAGTGTATATCCCATAACGGACAGTTCTCTTTTTCAGCCTGGGTGCAAATCCCGCGTGGTGCTTGAATTCTTCTCCTATCCCAAAGGTGAAAGTTATAGTGCCGGGGTTGGCTGTATGCTTGGGAATATCCAAAAAGCATTCACACGCAATGATTATGAAAGATTATCCGATACAGATTTTGACCTTTGTACGGAACATTTCACTCGTATCTACCTAAAAGAAGCCGACTAAAAAACTTCATGAGACAGAGCCGGAAGGCTCTGTTCCTCGTTATACAGCAAGTCGCACCGATTATGGTGGCGGCTATTTTTATGCCATTTTTTGAGGAGGTGACGCATATCAGAAAACTGAAAAAGTATAAGCCGACCCGTTTTATGTCCAATGGCTCCTACTACGATAAGGACGCTGCTGACTATGCGGTCGCCTTTATTGAGAGCCTTTGCCACACCAAAGGCACCTGGGCAAGAAAGCCCTTTGAACTGATCGATTGGCAGGAGCAGATCATCCGTGATGTGTTCGGGACCCTCAAGCCCAACGGCTACCGCCAGTTTAATACCGCATATATCGAAATCCCCAAGAAGCAAGGCAAATCGGAGTTGGCGGCTGCGGTGGCTCTGCTTCTGACCTGTGGTGACGGTGAGGAGCGCGCCGAAGTCTATGGCTGTGCCGCTGACCGACAGCAGGCATCCATCGTTTTCAACGTGGCTGCCGACATGGTTCGTATGTGTCCGGCACTCTCCAAGCGGGTCAAAATCCTGGACTCCCAGAAACGGCTTATCTATCAGCCCACGGGCAGTATCTACCAGGTGCTTTCCGCTGACGTTGGCAATAAGCATGGTTTCAATACCCACGGTGTTGTTTTCGATGAGTTGCACACGCAGCCGAACCGAAAGCTGTTTGATGTTATGACCAAGGGTTCCGGTGATGCCCGTATGCAGCCATTGTATTTCCTCATTACCACAGCGGGCAACGATACGAAATCTATCTGCTATGAGATTCACCAAAAGGCAAAGGACATCATCGAGGGCAGAAAAATTGACCACACTTTCTATCCCGTTATCTACGGTGCGGATGAAGCGGACGATTGGACTGACCCCGCCACCTGGAAGAAAGCCAACCCTTCCCTCGGTATAACGGTCGGCATTGACAAAGTCCGTGATGCCTGCGAATCCGCAAAGCAAAACCCCGGCGAGGAGAACGCCTTCCGGCAGCTCCGTTTGAACCAGTGGGTCAAGCAGGCTGTCCGTTGGATGCCGATGCACCTATGGGACAAATGTGAGTTTTCTGCCAACGAGGACGATCTGGAAGGCCGTGTCTGTTACGGTGGTTTGGACTTGTCCTCCACAACGGATATTACGGCATTGGTCTTGGTGTTCCCGCCGGAGGATGAGGATGACAAGTACGTCGTCCTGCCTTACTTCTGGATTCCAGAAGATAACCTCGACCTTCGTGTGCGCCGTGACCATGTGCCATACGATGTGTGGGAGCGGCAGGGTTTCCTTCAGACCACCGAAGGTAACGTTGTTCACTACGGTTACATCGAAAAGTTTATAGAACGGCTCGGTGAGAAATATAACATCCGTGAAATCGCATTCGACCGTTGGGGCGCTGTTCAGATGGTGCAGAACCTTGAGGGCATGGGCTTTACGGTGGTCCCTTTCGGACAGGGCTTCAAGGATATGTCCCCACCCACCAAGGAACTGATGAAACTGGTGTTGGAAGAACGCATCGCCCACGGCGGGCATCCCGTTCTCCGTTGGATGATGGATAACATCTTCATCCGCACCGATCCAGCAGGCAACATCAAGCCGGATAAAGAAAAATCCACAGAAAAGATTGACGGTGCGGTTGCAACCATAATGGCTCTTGACCGCGCGATCCGCTGTGGCAATGATACCAGTGCTTCGGTCTACGATGACCGAGGCATTTTGTTTATATGACGGAGGTGTGACATGGAAAAAGCTAAACTGCATATCGTCTCGCTCTCCGGCGGCAAGGACTCCACCGCAATGCTTCTGCGAATGTTGGAGGAAGGAATGCCCGTGGATATGATTTTGTTCTGCGATACCGGGTTGGAGTTTGAAGGTATGTATCACCACATCGACAAACTGGAAAAGTATATCGGTAGACCAATCACACGGCTCAAGTCCAATTATGATTTTGAGTATTTGCTTTTGGAGCATATGCCCAAGCGGAAAAACCCTGAACTATTCGGTCGCAAAGGCTACAGTTGGGCGGGGCCCCGTAACCGATGGTGTACTGCAATGCTGAAACAACGGGTCATTGACCGTTACCTTCGTGATCTCTCCAAGGAATACGAATTGGTACAGTATATCGGCATCGCGGCTGATGAACCACAGCGTGTCCATGATTTCAATTATCCGCTGATAGATTGGGGCATGACTGAAGCGGACTGCCTGGCCTACTGCCGTGAGCGCGGCTTTGATTGGGACGGTCTCTACGACATTTTCCACCGTGTTTCCTGTTGGTGCTGCCCACTGCAATCCTATGACGAACTGCGGAAACTGCGTAAACATTTCCCAGAGAAGTGGGAACAACTCCGACAGTGGGACAAACAGACCTGGCGCTCATTTTTGAAAACTTACTCCGTGGAGCAATTGGAAATACGCTTTGCTTTTGAGGAGGAACGGCTTGCTGCCGGACTCCCCATCAAAGGCAGGGCGTTTTTTGATGCCCTGCGAGAACGCTTGAAGGAAGGTGATGTATGATGGGTATCTTTTCTGGGCTGTTCAAATCCAGGGATAAGCCTGAAAACCGCACAGCCGGAAGTTCCTACACTTTTTATATGGGTGGAACAACCTCCGGCAAAAATGTGACCGAGCGGTCTGCCATGCAAATGACGGCCGTTTACTCCTGTGTCCGCATCCTGGCAGAAGCGGTGGCGGGACTTCCGCTGCACCTCTACAAATACACCGATGGTGGTGGCAAGGAAAAAGCCCTTGACCATCCTTTGTACCGATTGCTCCACGATGAACCGAACCCGGAAATGAGTTCTTTCGTGTTCCGAGAGACCCTCATGACCCATTTGCTCCTGTGGGGCAATGCCTATGCACAGGTTATCCGCAACGGCAAGAACGAGGTCATTGCTCTGTATCCGCTGATGCCGAACAAGATGTCCGTGGACAGAGATGAAAACGGCCGTCTGTACTACACCTACTACCGTGGTCCCGATGAAGCAATCAAAAATAAGGAGTTTGCGGTCACGCTTCAGCCTTCCGATGTGCTTCATATTCCAGGACTCGGTTTTGACGGACTTGTAGGCTACAGCCCCATTGCGATGGCAAAGAACGCTATCGGCATGGCAATCGCCTGTGAGGAGTACGGTGCCAAGTTCTTCGCCAACGGTGCTGCACCGGGTGGTGTCCTGGAACACCCCGGCACAATCAAAGATCCGCAGCGTGTGCGTGAAAGCTGGCAGTCCACCTTCGGTGGCAGCGGCAACGCTAACAAGATCGCGGTACTTGAGGAAGGTATGAAATATACGCCTATCGGCATCTCACCGGAGCAGGCACAGTTCCTTGAGACCCGCAAATTCCAAATCAATGAAATTGCTCGAATTTTCCGTGTCCCGCCTCACATGGTGGGTGATCTGGAAAAGTCGAGCTTTTCTAATATTGAGCAGCAGTCCCTTGAGTTCGTGAAGTACACCCTTGACCCCTGGGTCATTCGTTGGGAGCAGTCCATTCAGCGGGCGCTCCTGTCCCACGATGAAAAGGCACAGTATTTTGTGAAGTTCAATGTGGAAGGTCTGCTCCGTGGCGATTACCAAAGCCGTATGAACGGCTACGCCATTGGTCGCCAGAACGGTTGGATGTCGGCAAATGACATCCGTGAACTGGAAAACCTCGACCGCATCCCTGCGGAAGAAGGCGGCGACCTGTACCTCATTAACGGCAATATGCTCCCGCTGAAAAACGCAGGTGCTTTTGCAAATACACCTACTGATAACGGAAAGGAGGAAAATCCCGATGAAGAAGTTCTGGAAGTGGAAGAACCAGGCACAGACGGAGACGGCTCCGGCAGAGAGGACTCTGTTTCTCAACGGCACCATCGCAGAGGAAAGTTGGTTTGACGATGACGTCACTCCACAGCTTTTCAAGGATGAGTTGATGGCAGGCTCCGGCGACATCACGGTGTGGATCAACAGCCCCGGCGGTGACTGCGTGGCGGCTGCCCAAATCTACAATATGCTGATGGACTACAAGGGCAATGTCACGGTCAAGATTGACGGCATCGCTGCCTCCGCAGCATCCGTTATCGCTATGGCCGGCACCAAGGTTCTGATGTCCCCTGTGTCCATGCTGATGATCCATAACCCTATGACCATCGCTTTCGGTGACTCTGCGGAAATGCAGAAAGCCATCGAAATGCTCGGCAGCGTGAAGGATTCCATCATCAATGCCTACGAGATCAAGACCGGGTTGTCCCGTGCAAAGCTGTCCCACCTCATGGATGCCGAAACCTGGATGGATGCCAATAAAGCCGTTGAACTCGGCTTTGCTGACGAAATCATGAAACGTTCCGCCGATACCGAGGATGTGGAAGCACCTACAGTCTCCATGCTGTATTCCAAGGCCAACGTGGTCAATTCCCTCATGGACAAGATTGCCACCAAGTGCGCAATCGAACCCAAACCCACCCACA